ACGGACACGAATACCCCTTCATAGGTTGGAACGAACTTACCAAACAACCAAATTCGGATTTGTATGACAAAATGATGTCAACTAACAGATCTTCTTTTGACCCAGAGAAAGACACACCAAAAGAACTCGATGAAAACGGTCGCCCTAAACGTGATGAATTTGGAAGCTATGTATACTTAACTCACGACAGCAAACCCTTACCCGATATTCCTCTTGAAGTTTTCAGTACAACAAACCCTTCAGGCCCGGGTCATAACTGGGTGAAGCGTAGATTTATAGACCCTTGCCCTTCTGGAACTGTTGTTCGTAAAGAGATTGAGGTTTACGATCCAAGACTTCAGGCTGACGTAATTGTTGTAAAAAAACAGGTTGCAATTTTTGGTTCTTTTAAAGAAAATAAATATTTACCTGCGAGTTATATAGCAGAACTTACTCAGCTAACAGCTAAAGACAAAAACTTGGCAGAGGCATGGTTGCGAGGGAACTGGAACGTTACAGCAGGGGGTGCTCTTGATGATTTATGGGACAAAGATGTTCACGTAATACCTCGCTTCAAAATTCCTTCAAACTGGTATTTGGACAGGTCTTTTGATTGGGGATCTTCTCACCCTTTTTCTGTATGTTGGTGGGCCGAGGCAAACGGAGAAGAAGTCACGTTACCGGATGGTAGTAAATTTTGCCCTGCTCCTAAATCATTAATCCTGTGTAACGAGTGGTATGGTACTAAGGAAGTAGGAACTAACAAAGGTTTAAAACTCGCAGCTCCTGTTATAGCTGACGAAATTTTAGTGCTTGAAAAAATGCTATTGGCTAAAAAATGGTTGCCTTACAAACCTTACCCAGGCCCTGCCGATAATCAAATTAGCAATGTTACACAAAGCGATGTAGACACAATAGAAAAGAAAATGGCAGACCGAGGCGTATTGTGGGAAAAGTCCGACAAATCACAAGGTTCTCGCAAAGTAGGTTTGCAATTGCTTAGAGATATGCTATATTCAGCATTAACGAAAGACCCTAATGATGGCCCCGCTCTTTATGTCATGGAACATAACCTGTCTACCATTGAAACAGTTCCTTCGTTACCTCGTAGCGAGAAAGATCCTGACGATATTGATACAGATGCAGAAGACCATTTGTACGATGCGATTAGGTACAGAGTATTAAAAGGTTCTAACCGAATAGCAAAAGCTATAAAGTTTAGTTTCCCTTATTAAAAGGAAAAAAAATATGTCAGTACAAAATGTTCAATTTATGAAGCCTGAGCTTTCTCGCAAACTAGATATATATAATTTAATTAAAAATTGCATAGGAGGTCAAGGTGATATAAAAGAGCAAAGGGAAAAATACTTACCTGCACCCAATGCTTATGACAAGTCTATTGAAAACAAAGCAAGATACAATGCGTATTTAGAAAGAGCGTTGTTTTATAATGCTACTTCGGGAACGCTCAATGGGCTTGTTAGTCAAATTTTCATGCGAGATCCTGAAATAATTCTACCCACGTTGCTAGAACCCCTTCGAGAGGATGCGAACGGAGCAGGTGTCAGCCTTGTTCAATTAGCTAAGCGTGCTGCGGGTAACACAATAGCGTATGGTAGAAACGGAATATTTGTAGATTTTCCTATTGTAGAAACTTCTTCGACAGTAAATCAAGTTAAGCTTGGATTTGTAAGACCTACTATATCTATTTACGAACCTTGGCAAATAATTAATTGGAGAACACGAACTGTAGGTGCAAAACAAATGCTATCAGTTGTTGTTATAAAAGAATTTGTAGATAGCGAAAGTGATGATTTTGAAACAGAAAAAGTAACTCAGTACAGAGTTCTTAGATTAGGTGCAAGTAAGGATAATCCAATACCTAAAATAAAAAAGGACGAATCCACATATACAATTGAGATTTGGTCTAATAAAGGTCAAAAAGATCCTTCTGAGTTCGGGGTATTGGAATCATATCAACCCAAAGACGCAGATGGTAATTTTATGTCAGAAATACCTTTTATGTTCATAGGTTCAACTAACAATGACAATTTCATAGATAACCCCCCTTTAGGAGACTTGGCTGTTTTAAATATAGCCCATTACAGAAACTCAGCCGATTACGAAGAAAGTTGTTTTATAACAGGCCAACCTACTCCTTGGTTCTCAGGGCTTACTGAAACATGGGTAAAAGATGTTCTAAAAGGTAAAGTCGAACTGGGTTGTCGTGCAGCAGTACCCCTTCCTGAAAAGGGTTTAGCAGGACTTCTTCAAGCAGAGCCAAACACAATGCCAAGAGAAGCAATGCTTGATAAACAAAAAATGATGGTTGCTATTGGAGCAAAGCTCATAGAACAAAGTAACATAGAAAAAACAGCAACTGAAGTTAGTTTTGACAAATCTTCAGAGATGTCAATTTTAGAATCAACAACTAAAAATGTAAATGAAGGTTTTTCAAAAGCTTTAAAGTGGTGTGCTTCGTTTATAAGCATTGGGGAAGAAGGTTTATCGTTTAAAATGAACGATGATTTTAAAATATCTTCTCTTTCGCCCGAAGATAGACGTATGCAGCTTGAGGAGTGGCAAGGTGGTTTGCTATCGTGGACAGAAGCTCGTGAAAATCTAAGAAGAAGTAATATATCATCTCTATCAAACGAAGATGCTAAATCAGAGATCGATAAAGAACAGGAACTCAGGATGTCCAGGATAGAAAGCCTTAAAATCGGAAAAGACCGAGAAAATGAAGAAAAAGTTTAACATATCGATATTTTATCTACATTTTATCAACAAAGTGTTGATAACAACTGTTAAATTTATAATATTAATATAAATAACCAAAGGTAGTACCTATGAAGATTAAGATTTCAAAAGAAGAACACAACTTACTTAACGAAGAAGTTAAAAAACTTTACATTGAAGATGAGGGTGGAGGTTTTCACCTAGACGTTAAAGACGAACTTTCAGCTTTGCTCAATGCGAAGGTGCACGAACGTGAAAAAAGAAAAGATGTCGAAAAAGAAAAAAAGATAGCCGAAGATCGAATTAAAGATCTTGAAGATAAAATTAACAGTTTGGTAGGCGAAGGTTCTGAATTTACCAAAGAGAAGTTTGAAGAGTTGCAAAGTACAATGACTTCTAAACACGAAGAGAGTGTGGGCAATCTTCAAAAAGACGTAGAAAAATACAAAGATTTCATAAAAGAGGTTCTTGTAGAATCTAAAGCTAGAGAATTAGATGCAGAATTAAGTAGCGGAAAAGGACTTCTTGTTCCCCACATTCTTAAAAGATTATCTGTAGATTTCGATTCTGAAAAACCTTCTACTAAGATTTTAGATGAAAACGGTTCTGTTACAGATTTGTCAATCGAAGGATTGAAAAAAGAGTTCAGATCCAATGAAAATTTTGGCGATGTAATAGTTGCCTCAAAAGCTTCGGGTGGCGGTACGTCAACGAATGACCAAGGCAGTGCCGACAATTCCAATTCAGAAAACTCAAAAGATGCAGTTCTTTCCGAATTAGAAGAACAATTCAATTAACAAAGGAAAAATAAAATGTCAGTTAAAAACTTTTTTAGAGAATTGCTAATTGCGAAAGCAAATAAGCAAGCACATCTTATCGATTCTATTTCTGAAGAAGCTCCTATTCTTGAAAGTATGCCTATGGCCCCTGCTTCCGATGGATTTCAGCACCTTTACGAAGAATTGTCAGATGTTGTTGGAGCCAAGGTTGTAGATCTTGACTCAGAACTTCCTCTTATCGATGCAAACGGAAAACTTGTGTCCAAGAACCTTTCTGTTCTAGGTGGAACAATGTCCGTTGGTGAAGATAAGGCAAAACGCATGGGCGGTGCTCCTGCATACTTTAACTCAAAACTACCTTCTATCTTTAGAGAAACAGGTGCTAACGTTGAAAAATCGTGGATTCAAAGCGTTTATGATTTTGCGAAAGTACAAGGTCAACAAACTTTAGCAGGATCTACTGATGCTGATATAAACTATTCAATAGTTGCTATCAAATGGGTTGAAGGTGAAACTTCAGGTCTATATGATCCTTCTGGATTCGGAGATGGTAAAGTATTTGACATCAAAGCTCTTTACAACGGTGCTTTGTGCGATGTTGATGATGGTAATGGTAATACAATACCAGGATTTAAAGTTAGGGTTAAAAATTACTTAGGCTTTCTTTTGGCAAAAGGTCAGAACGTTGCTACTATTCGTAATATCAACTTAACCACTGCTGCTACCGATAGTGGATTTAAAAACTTCCCTACCGAATCTGAAATAGACGCTCTTCTTGATAGAGTTAGACGTAACCCTTCAAACACTCGTTTATATATGCACCCAAAAGTATTAAGTGCTCTCAATGTGTATAAAGGCGGGGCGTTAGAAATGACACCTAACGATATGAACTTTAACAGAATAATTGATCACTGGAACGGTGTTCCGATTGTAACTTCGTACAACTTTTCAGAAACAGAAGCTCTTGCTACTGCATAAGTTTAGTTTAAAAAAATCAAAAGGGGTCTTTTGACCCCATAATTACAAAGGAAATACCATGACTGTTTATGCAAAAGACATCGAAACTACAGATTTATCTGATAGCAATTTAAACTCTGGCCCCGATAGAATTTTTCGAGATCAGACTCTACCTGACACTACTACCTTATTATCGAACGCTTTCCGCTTGGGAAATGTTCAAGGTGGTGCTGAAATTAAAGTGGTAAGCGAGGCAGGTGGAACACTTGTTGGAGCAGTTACTTTTGAAGTTCAATCAAGCCCTACTGAAGGCGGTTCTTACACAACTGTTGCAGGTGGTACTTTTGATTATGCCCTTGGTGCTATCGCAGCAGGTGTTGAACTCGTTAAGTACATCCCACCTAAAGAAACTACTGATATGTGGTTCAAGGTTTTAATTACGACTGCTGCTACAGAGTCTGTTAAAGTTGAATCATACATT